GCATCTTCGCCTCCATGTATTATTTGAGTCGTTCTTTAAACTTTTTAAACTGATTACTGTTGTCTTTGCGCCATTGTTTCCATGACTTATCTTTTTCGATGTG